TGAACGAAGCCGCCTGGTCGCGCGAGCCCGGGCACTGCCCGGTGCTGCTCTCCGCGCCGCTCGGCTTCCTGGTCGTGATGCCGCGATTGCGGATCCTGACTGCGGACGAATTCGCGCGCCTCGATCCCGCCGCACTGGCAGGGCGCGCCGAGAAAAAACCCGACAGCTTCGGCTGGCTCAACGGTGAGCCGGTCGCCGTCGATTACGGCTGGTAACGCCGGCCGCAACCAATCCTGGGCCACCAGGTCCCGGACCCGCCCCGAATTGCCGCCTGGGCAACGGCCTACCGCGCCGCCGCGAGGCGCCGCTTTCCCACCATTGATGGAGTCACGCTATGACTACAAAGGTCGCTGACCTGTTGAAGCAGCGCGGGGCCGCCTTCGACGCGTACAAGGCGCTCGCGGAGAAGCCGGTTCTCACTGCCGAAGAGCAGACGGAATACGAAACCCGGCGCACCGAAGTGCGCACCCTCGACGCGCAGGTCGACCGCGCTCGCGAGGCCCAGGAGCTCGCGGTGCGCGACGCTCAGCCGGTAGCGGGCCAGGAAGTGACCGGCCGGGTCTTCCCGAAGCCGGAGTCCGACCCGTATGTGAGCCGCGACGCGGCGATCGCTCTCGGGCTCGGCACCAACAAGGGCCTGGTGGTCGGCGGCATGCTCCGCATGATCGGCCGCGCTCAGGAGTCTCACCAGGACCCGGTCGCGATCGCGACTCGGCAATATGGCGAGAGCCACCCGGTCGTCGGCGCAGTCCGCGCCCTTGTGGTCGGCACTGGCGACAGCGGCGGCTTCATCGTCCCCCCGGATTATCAAGCGGAAATCATCGAACTTCTGCGCCCGATGGCAGTGGTCCGCGGCGCGGGTCCGCGCAACATGCCGATGCCGCGTGGCACGATGCGGCTGCCCGGCCAGGCTTCCGCCGCCAGCGCGGGTTACGGCCCGGAAGGCGCGAAGATCGCCGCCAGCCAGCAAAAGCTGCGCTCGATCGTCGCCACCTTCAAAAAGCTGACGGCCCTGGTGCCGGTCAGCAATGACATGATGCGGTATGCCTCGCCGGCCGTGGACGCCTTTGTCCGCGACGACCTGGTGAAGGTGATGGCGCTCACCGAGGACAAGAATTTCATCCTCGGCGACGGCACTGCCGATACCCCGATGGGCTGGCTGACCTTCGCCAATTTGTGGGTCGGGCAGAACACCGGCACCGTCGGCGTGTGGTCGATCGCCGCGAATTCGACCTTCGCGGTGAACGGCGCCGACCCGGCGAATTCGACCGGCGGCAACTTCATCTCGTCAACGCAGGCGTACACGCTCTCGACCGTAGCCAGCGAGCTCGGCGGCGCGATCAACCGGCTCGACCAGGCGAACGTGCCCGACACGAAGCGCGTATGGTTCATGAACCCGCGCAGCTACAACTACCTGTTCAACGTGCAGAACTCGCTGGGCGTCTACGTCTACCGCGACGAGCTCAGCAAGGGCACGCTGCTCGGGTACCCGGTGAAGAAGACGACCCAGATCGGGACGAACTATTTCAACACCGACGGGTCGCACACCGATTGTTCGTTCGTCTTCCTCGCGGAAATGGACGAAGCGATCATCCTCGACTCGATGCAGCTTGAGCTCGCGGTGAGCCGCGAGGGCAGCTACATCGACAGCGGCGGCACCACCGTGTCGGCGTTCCAGTCGGACCAGACGATCATCCGCGCGATCGCCGAGCACGATTTCCAGGTTCGCCACGACCAGTCGGTCGCGGTGATCCAGGGCGTGCGCTGGGCTCCGGCGATCAGCTAACCGGCTGACGCACTGAACTGAGTGAGTAGAGGGCCCGGCCTAACCCGCCGGGCCTTCGCTTTCTCGCAATGGCACTCACCATCTCCGGAGATTTTCTCATGTCCGACATCCTCATCCAGCGCAACATCGGCTCGGTCGTCAAAACCGTGCAGAGCGTCCGGCCGCAGGCCGCCGCCGCTTCTGTCAACGGCGTCGCGGTCGACCGGCTGGCGCACAACATGCCGTTGAGCGCGGTTCTCTATACCGCTCTCGGCGCATCCAGCGGCGCGCCGACGTCCTTCACGGTCACCCCGAAGGTCCAGGACAGCGCCGACAATTCGACCTTTGCCGACTATAAGCCGGACGGCACCAACGTCGCTGCCGATGCCGCGCTCGTCGCGGTGAACACCGACAGCAACTTCGCCGTCAACCTGAGCTCGGCCCGGCGCTACGTCCGCGTGGTGCACACCATCGCGTTCGTGGGCGGCACCTCGCCGACGATCCTGACGGCCGGTGTGCTCGTGCTCGCCGGCGAGCAGGAAATCGACGCCGTCTAAGGCGCCGATCGCCAACTGACCCGAGCCCCGGCCTCAGCGCCGGGGCTCTTCTTTCCCCCCCCCGAAGGTGCCCGATGGCTTTCGATCCCCTGATCGAGCTTGCGATCGCGACGGCCACCGAGCTCGCGACGCACGATGGCGTTCCGGTGGATCGCCGGCATCTGCACGCGGCTTGCGGCCACCTCTCCAACATGCTGCGCCAGGTGCACGACGCGCTGATGACGCGGCCGCTGCCGGCGGCACCCGAGCCGGCGCCCACCAAGGCCCCACAGAAGGCCGAAGCGCCCGCCCCTGCTGAAACCCCGCGCAAATCGAAACAGGCCTCTCCCGCGCCCGCGCTGGCGCCCGCAGACGCCGAGGAAGGCACCAAGCCGTGAAAATTGTCACGTTTACTCGCGACATGGGGCCCAACTCGCCGCGCAAGGGCGACGAGCAGGTCTTGCCGGATCCGCTTGTCGAGATCCTGGCGAGCAAGGGCGAGGTCGAGAACATCCGCCCCTGGCCCGAAGTGCCGGCGCATCCGGAACCCGAAAAACACCACTACCTGCCGCGCATCAAGCGGCCTGAGAGGACGCGATGACCGAACTTCTCGCCGCGACCACGATAACCGCCCCCGTAACCGCCCAGATCGGCCCGACAGTCAAATTCAACCGGCGGCCCGACACGCTAAATATCCAGGGAAATTTCATCTTTGGATCGGGCGGCGCCACGGCCACGCTTTATGTGCAAACCACGCTCGATGGCGGCCGGACCTGGACCGACATCGCAAAATTTGCATTCACCACGAGCTCCGCGCGCAGCATCTTTAATCTGAGCTCGCGCACCCCGGTAATCGCGGCCGCTGCCGCGACTGACGGAACGCTGGCCGGCGCCGCGCTGGATGGTGTGCTCGGACCTTGGTTCCGAACGAAGCTGACCACGACCAGCACCTATGCGGGCGGAACGACGATCGCGGCTGACATAAACGGCGACCAGGTCTGATCCCGGAACCGCGGCACCGCCCGGCCAGTGAGGCCGGCGAGCGGACCGCGCAGTAGGCCGCCGCCGCGGTCGGTCCAGTGCAGCGCTGTGAAGCGCAGCCCGTCCATTAAAGGAAGTGACCGATGGGCATGAAGCGCATAAGCACGCTGCTCACGCCAGCGACGTCCTACGACCTGGTTACTCTCGAAGCGGTCAAGATCGAGCTCGAGCTCAAAGACGCCGACACCTCGAAAGATGCGTGGCTCGCCGCGGTAATCAGCGAAGTGTCGGGCGCGATCCAGCGCTACTGCAACCGCTCGCCGCGCGACGTAAACGAGGGCAGCATCCCGGTCGAAGAGGTCCAGGACCTGTTTTTCCCGGAGCGCGATCCCTACCCGTATCAGGTGCCCGGCGGCGCCGATCCGCTGCAGCTGTCCCGCTGCCCGATCAGCGTGCCGAAGGGCCAGCAAAGCGGCATCGTCTCGGTGGTGATCACCGACCCGCCAGGAACGAACACAACCCTCGTCGAGGGCACCGATTTTATCGTCAATCCGGCCTTCGGGCATCTGATCAGGCTCGACCCGTTCACCGCCTACCCGACGCTGTGGATGCCGGTCACGACGACGGTCATCTACACCGGCGGCTATGCGAGCATCCCCGACGATATCGCCATGGCGGCGAAGCGGTGGATTTCGCAGCGCTGGGCCGATCGCGGGCGCAACCCGAACCTGCGCGCCAAGGAACAGCCGAACATCGGCCGGGAGGAATATTGGGTCGGCGGTCCGCCAATGAGCGGCGGGGTCCCGCAAGAAATCGCCGAGGTCCTCGATTCTTACCGCACGCCCACAACGGCATGATCCCGATGACGCTGACCCGCCGCGAGAAGATCGCGCTCGAGGAATACATCGGCGCGGCCGAAGAGCTCTACGCCCACCTGGCCGATAGCGACCGCCCGCCGCGGCTCGCCTTCCTGGTCCGCCAGCTGGGCAGCGCCCGCGAGCCACTGCTCGAGGTCCTGTCGCCGGCGACCAGGCACGTCGGCTGAGCCATGCAGATTAACATCGCTGTCGTCGGCGATCGCGCGATTGCGCTCAAGTTCGCGCAGATCCCGATCGCCGTGCACGACAAGCTGCTGCTGACCGTACGGCGCCTGACGCTGACCCTCTTGGCTCGCATCCAGGCAGCGGAGCCGACCCTCAGCGGCAAGCTGCAGAGCAAGACCAAAGCCTATTTCACCGACCGCGAAAACCTGATCCGCGGTGCGATCCGACCGGGTTCCAGTCGCGATGACAAGCTGAAGGCGCTCGCGCTCGAATTCGGCGCGCACGGCACCGCAGCGGTCAAAGCCTACACGCGCGCCAGCGACGTGACGGTCCAGGCCTACCGCCGGCACGTCAACATTCAAGAGCACCGCTTCCTGCGCGGGCCCTTCGACGAAATGCGTAGCGAGATCGAGAACGCGATCCGCAAGGCATTCCAGAGCGCCGCCGAAACCACCTGAGCGAAATGGGACCCATGCGCGAAGACCTGATGACAGCGCTTTTCGCGCTGCTGAACTCGCCGCCGCTTGTCTACAACTTCACCGGAACGCTGACCGCCGGGCAAACTCGCATCGATAATGTGAGCGACGCCTCGCAGCTGATCCTGCAAATGCCGGTGAGCGGAGAAGGCGTGCCCGACGGGGCTGTCATCGCCAACCTCGACCCGGTCGGGCTCTCGCTGCCGGCGACGCAGACCATCCCCGTCGCCGCGCTGCTGCAAGGCTTCCAGACCACCGGCCGGCGCCTCAAATTCTGGGAAGAGGTCGCGGCGCAGCCGGCGATGTTCCTGGTCGACGGCGACGAGGAATGGCCGCAGCGGCCGCCGACAAAACCCGCGATCATCACCCTCGAGGCCGAGGTCTGGGTCTATTCGAACGCCGGCCAGGATCCCGACACGGTGCCGTCCGTCGCGCTCAACACGATGATCGAGGCGATCGACGCCCAGCTGCAGCCAGGCCGGTTCAGCCTGCCGCAAACGCTCGGCGTGCTCGAGGTCATCTGGGTCGGGATCGAGGGGCGCATTCTGAAGACCCCGGGACATATCGGCGGCCAGGCGATCGCCGTCATCCCATTGAAACTTGTCTTTGCGCAGGGCGTGCGGCGATGAGCTTTACCCTTCCGCCGGCGACGCCGGTCGACTCCACCAAGCGCGGGCTCCTGACCATCTGCCCGCCAGCGTTCCGCGGCCTTCTCGGCCTCGGCGCCGAGTATGAAATCGTCGGCTTCGACGTCGATATCGACGGCAATCTGCAAGTGGCGATCGCCGGCGGCGACATGCCGCCGATGGGCCTGTCGCCCGCGCCCGTGAGCCTGGTCGCGCAGCTGACCGACACCGGCATCGAGCTCTGTTGGCAGCACAGCCCGGAAAAACGCTGGCGGCTGCCCTAAACCGCCCCAACCGCAGCGCTGTGAGGCGCCGCCCTTCCTCTGATGGAGAGTCCTTATGGCCAGCCCACTGGTAGGCACGGAAACGGTCGAGGTCGCCACCGCGAGCGGTAGCGTCATCTCGGCTGCCGCGAGCAACGCGAAGGCCGTCGCCCTTCTCGCCCAGGCAATCCCTGCGCGGGTCAACACGCCGATCGCGACCGCCGGAAACGGCACGCTGAGCGCCGCGGCCCTGGTCGGCGCCGTCGTCACCCGGTCGGGCACGAGCGGCAATTTCACCGACACCACCGACACGGCCGCGAACATCATCCTCGCGCTCCCGACCGAGGCGCCGATCAATTCCAGCTGGGACGTCTACGTGCGCAACGTGACGCCCTATAGCCAGACCGTGGCCCCTGGCACCGGCGTGACCCTGGTCGGCAACACGGTGATACCGCCGAACAGCACCGGGATTTTCAAGCTGGTCTATACCGGCGCGGCCTCGGTCACCCTGATCGGAACCTGCGTGACGCCGACCGATCTTGGGGTCGTCGAGGTCAATACCCCGATCACCACGGTAGGCGCCGGCACGCTCGCCGCGGCCGCGGTCGTCGGCGGGGTCATCACCCGCAGCGGTCCGACCGCTGCCTACACCGACACCACCGACACGGCCGCGAACATTATCGCGGCCCTGCCGAACCCGTCGCTCGGGCAATCCTGGGAACTGACGCTGGTCAACACCACGGCCTTCGCCGAAACCCTCGCGGCCGGCGCCGGCGTGACGATCTCGGGCCTTGCCGGTCCGATCCCGGCGAATTCGAGCGCTCGGGCGCTGTGCACCTATTCGGGCGCCGGCGCGGTCACGGTCCAGCTGATCGAGATCCACTACAACGCGGCGAGCGGTAAGGACCCGTCGACCAAGCAGACCGCCTTCGGCGGCGGCAGCGGCACGTTCCGCGGCGAGGGCCTGCTTTACTCCGAGTTTGACAGCACTGCGGTCAACCCGGGCGGCACCGCCGTCGACTCCGTCCTGAGCGTCTTCACGATCCCCGCCTCGACCTTCGACCAGGCCGGCCGCGGCGTCAGCGTCAAGGCCAAGGGCAGCTTCGGCGCCACCGGCAATAACAAGCGGG